AGATCCCGGGCGGGCTTTTCCTGTTTTATAGGGCCCCGCACTGCTTCAATCTGGCAGCGGCCATTTTGTAAACCTTCGTGCCTCTGTTCGGGCCTGCGAAGTCATAGACATCACGATCCTCCAGAGACTTCAGCAGGGCAGGATCTTCAGCAATCTCAGCCCCGCAACTGTGCAGAAACTCATACACTGAAAGACCACGCGGATCACTGAACCTTCCACCGCTCTCCTGCCGGTAAACGGCATAAGCATACAACTCGCCCCGAGCGGCTCCGTGCATCTGGCTGACCATATACGAAAGCAGAGCCTTTTCACCGACAAAGCGCGAAAACTTCACCCCACAGGCGTGCGCATACAACGAAAGGCCGGGATCTGGTGCAGCCTCGTCCTCGTCGGTGATCCTGCTGATGATTGCGCTGACGTCCTCCTTGCATACTCCGTCGGGGAGCATGGCCTCGAGTTCGAGCGCGTAGTCCATTTGTCGATCGGTCGGCGGGATCTGCGGCTCCACCTGCACAGTCATAGGCTCGACAAGGCCATCATCCGCAGCCGCAGCTCTGGCGTCAGCCTCGGTCTGCGCCTCGTATCGCTTCGTGTTCTTTCTCCCTGTGCTGGAGTTCATACCAGTAACGCAAAAACGCCCATAGTTTACAAAACCGCCGGACGGGCTCACATAGCCGCCGATCTCGGCAAGCGGGAGCTCGCCGTGCGTCCGTTGCTTCACTTCTACGGTCTGAGCGTGGATCGTGGCCGTGATCGCAGGAGCCGGCTCTGGCTCCTTTTTCTTCAGAAAGCTAAACAGCCCCATGCAGTACCTCCTCCTGATGACTTTGTATTTATTAGTGTTTAGTCATCTTTGGCATAATATTACCATGCCAAAACTGGTAAAGTCAATATTGCATAGTCATCTTTAGCGTAAAGGGAGGCGAGGGCTGCGAAGATATACAAACCAGACGGCAGGTGCAACATCTCCGGGGAGAGAGTCAGAGAGGAGCGGCTGCGGGCAAACCTGTCACAGGAACAGCTCGCCTACAAGCTCCAGATCATCGGGCTGGACGTCACACAGAAGGTCATCAGCAGGATCGAGAACGGCAGCCGAGTCGTCGCTGACTACGAGCTGGACTATCTGGCGACCGCTCTCGGCACCACCATCAACCACCTGCTCGGGAAAGAATGAGAAAACCGCACGGCAGCGACGCCGTGCGGCTTTTTTTCGTGGAAAATCGCGGGAAAATGTTGAAAATCTGCCGAATTATGCTTGACATTATAGAGCAAATGCTCTATAATATAATCACAGGCAAGGGATAGCCGAGTACAGAAAGAAAGGAGAACAAAACCGCGGAAAGGAGGCAAAGCCGTGGATGCTGAGCAGATGAAAAAACTGCTCGAGCTGCTGGAACAGGCTCTAAAGTGTGAACAGGTTGCCACCATTACGATCACAATAAAGCCGAACCAAAAGCCCAAGCAGTAAGGTCGAAGGACGGCGGGAAAAATCCCGCCCGCCGTTCCTTTTCATTATAACCACGAAACCACGGCAAAGTCAAGCGGGAGGAACAACATGGACATCTCGATCAAAGTGACCTACAAAAGCGAAGGGCTGCAAAAGCTCCGCAAGGCTGCCGGCCTGTCTCAGTCTCAGCTCGCCGATCTGGCCGGGATCAAGGTGCAGGTGCTCCAGCAGTACGAGCGCGGCGCCCGGGACATCAACGGCGCAAAGCTGCCGACGCTGCTGAAGATCTGCAACGCGCTGGAGTGCAGGCTGGCCGACATCATCACAGACGAGGAGACGCTCGAGCTCCTGAAAAAGTACGAGGAACACTGA